CCCGCAACATTCGGGTTAAATAATTTTTAGCTTATGTGATTGACGATCACTTATCCACCCAGCAAAGGTGTTAAATAGTTTTAGGTATACAATGGAATACGGTCCACAGTCCGTTACAATATATAATATATTCAATTGATCCAATAGTGACTAATATCATTATGGTATAATTAAACTCTGTTCGATTGATTGAATCTGAGTTATTTTTAAGAACATGAGCTGTTCACCAGCCCATGCTCCTCCAAACACAAAAGTGACCCGGCCAGGTCCATTATTTACACGTATGATGTACTGAGTGACCTGAGTTGTGCCGGAAGCAAGTTGTATATCAAGAGTAGCAGTACCATCTGCCGCAGGAATTGTCATGGTAAAAGTACCAAACGTTCCTGGGATGATAGTAATTTTAGTGGTGATATAAAACGTGCCCGCTGATGGAAACAACACATGGGTTGCATCCTCCAGCTCCCACGGAGAGCCATTCAGATAAACTGGAGTGGCATCTCCAAATGGGTTTCCAGCATCAAACCCGGTAATGAGTAACCGCGCCGATGGACATATCGATGGCTTAGGTGTCACCAATTCCACCTCATAATCCACAAATATTTCACCAAGCACGGATGAAGCAACAGCAGTATTACTGCTTGCCGCAAACAATTGACCGGCATCATACGTCTTAATGTCGGTATCAGCTACGAACCCTCCACGTGTAAAGAGTAAAAGCAATTTGGAACAATCCACACTCAAAGTTGTGGGTGACCAAACGCTTCCCTCAGTGGAGGTTGGATACTGGAACAACTCCGTCTTACTAGTCGGGATGGGGTCCAGTGGATCAAGAGCGTAAACAAGCGTAACACGCCCAACAGTGGATGTCGACGCCACAGGCACATAAGTAAACACAAGTTTGGTGAACTTGTATTTCTGGTGTGTCGTAGCAACTTGTGACAACCAAGGGAACATGTTGGGCAAACCAGGCTGCACTGGGTAGCTATCGCAATTGTACAATTGCAACGCTGCCGTGCTACCTGAAATGATAACCCCAACATATTCACGATTAGATATTACATATCTACCTTGGGCGCTCCTGAAACGTGGCGCGACCTTACGGACGTTCATGTTTCAGGCAACTGGAGCAGCGGACAATTGGTTTCCCATTCTCCGCCTCCCCAGCAGTTGCGACTTGGCCGCATTCCGGGCAGCTTTGTTTCGCTTCCCGGGCGCGAACCTCGACAACGCAGATGAGACATTGGCAACTGTTAAGTTTTCGCCAATCTCTGATGCGACCTTGTCGACTAACGCTCTTGTAAGAGCTCCTGCAGCATATCCTGCAGCTTGAGTTCCATACGCAGCTAATGCCATTTAATAAATTGATTTTAGTTTCTTAAACTATTAATTGAAATATTGCTTTAGTTTCTTAAACTATTGATTATCAGCAGTGTCAATGCTCGATATAAATAAACGCTAATTTCGACTGGGGCGTTGATTAAATAGGATAACCCATGTTGAGATATAAGCCATAGTATGCAGGAAAATGCATAAACTGACTCTCTGAACCGGGATTAAAACTAACTGTCATCTTACGGTATGATTCTTCAAGCAGCTCTTGCTGATCCGGCGTGATCGCAAAGGCAGCCCAAAAACTTATACGTGATTCAACACTGGGTTCCCCATATGAATTACTCATACGTTGGGAAACCCAGAATAGCCCACCTTCAACTTGCTGTTTCCTAGATTTTACTCCAGTCTGCAACATTCGGTAAAACTCATTATAAACAGGCAAACATCCATAAGCGGACAAACCGCAGTCAGATATTGCCTGCTTCTGCATGGACCACTCCTTATGAGTGGAAACACACTTAAGAGTCAACAAATCCTTAGTTACACACAAGTTGGGATTACGGACCATCAACCAAGATAAGCCATCATAAACTGGTTTAGTTTGGCAAAACTCCAAATGCTCTAGTTGGTAAGCGGGTTTTTCAATTACCATGTTGTACCCCATTTCAGTAAACCAAACTGGAATATCAACTAAATGACGAAGATGTTTAGTTTCTAAAAACAAAACACAATCATCACCATTATTTATCAAATGGTATTTGACACCATGCTGTTCCATATATGCGTGCACCATTGCACACATCAGGAGACAGTTGCCCAAACCAGTGTTCATGTCGCCAGACATACGGCAGCCAAGCGTGGTGTATTTCAATTCACCATCGCGACAACCACCAAAACACTTATTGCGCAACTGCCAGGACAACAACATCCTCAGCCGTTTATCACCTGGGTAAAACATCTCGTAAATACTATGCTCCCATCGTAGCGCCTGTTCGCCACAATGCTGGTCAAAACGACTTGCGTCTAAACCCACAGCACACGGATGCGCAAAACTTGTCCATTTCTCATGAACAATTGCTCCCAGTTCCTTGGCATTATAACACTTTGCCACTGTAACCGCCCCAAAAACATCATCAATCAAACTATAAATACGTTTTTCAATAGGTTTAATATAAACACCCAAACTAGCATTGTACCTAGGTGATCGCGGTTGGATAACCCTCGGTGCAGGATTAATCTTGGCCGAAAGGTTTATCTTCTCCGCTTTCACAAATGCCTGTACGTAGCTATCTTTTAGTACAACATCACTTAGCGTAAGTGACTGTACAGCTTTACAATAGAGCGTGTGCTTGCGACCCTCATATGAGTCTGCAAATTCTTGCAGTGATATGGGGGTGGTCGGGGTCACACGTCTACGTAAGTTAGACTTGAACAAAGATAGTCTATCATCAAACACTCCATGCACTGCTTGAGGTGGTCTGCCAAAACCACTTGGTGTCTTCACAAGAAACACCCGCTCAAGTACAGCGCGCGATAGGTTATTAATGCTATTATTATG